TGTCAAGAGTTATAGTGCCTCCCGGTTGGACGCCAACTCTATAATCGCCTTCGTTAACTCGTACTATCTTTGTCATGTATAAATCCTAATTAGGGGCCGAAGCCCCTATGATTAGATCGCTGTTAAACGAATTAAAGTTTCAGTAGAATCGTCTTCTAACGAATATGTATAACGATTACCGTTGTAGTCAGTTGCGACTCTGTTGGTTAACTTCTTGATAGTAACTGCGCCACCGCCGGTTGTAATGCCAACTAAACTTGCGTCACCGTTGTTAGCAGGTGTTACTGCATCAGTTAGTGTGCAAGCACCAGTTGCCGTTGTACCGTCGTCTGTGCTAACGTTAAATTTACGAGTAGCACGTTGCTTAACAATGTAGCCTTCATATACAGTGCCGCCTAGTTTAAAGCGTACTGGAATTGTTGGTGTTGCATCAACACCGGTAGCACCAAATTTTCTTTTATTAATTGGACGTCCCATTTGTTTTCTCCATAAGTTGACGTTCTAGGTCTACGCAGAGGACTTCTGCATAAGTCTCGTTCACAGACGAGTTCTTTTTAGACAATGTATTTATCACTCAAAAGAAAAGGACTCCGAAGAGTCCTTTTCAACAGCTTGCAAGTATTGATTACTTGAAAGATACGTTAGAAATGCTAACTGTACCTAAGTAGTCAGCCGCATTACCTAGCGAACTTGCTGTGTTGTTTAGCTCAACATAACCGTAACGTGTCATGAATGATACGACTGGTTCAAATGTTGATGGATCTAAAACAACGCCAGAGCTCATTAGAGGAATGTATGGGCAATAGAACGCTGCCGCATCACTCTCGCTTGAACCTTTGTAACCAACTAATACGTTTGCTGAGTCAGAAGCGTATGTGTTTACATAAACCTTCATTGCGCCATTCAATGTACCAACAAACTTAGTGTTTGTAGGAGCTTCGAATGTACCTTCTGTTGTTCTTGCGAAAGCAGAAGTTGTAGCACTTTGAAGAATTGTTAGAGCTTGTGGAGAAACCACAGCCCAGTTACCAGCGCCACGACGTGTACGCTGAGCGATTGTGTTAGATACCTTGTTGATTAGAACAGCAAGAGCCGCGTGTTCGTCACCAACGAATGTAGCTGTACCAGAAACTGCTGACTGGTCGAAAGACTGTGTGTTACCGTTGCCAGTAGCTAATGTACCTAGAGAAGAAAGAATCTCTTGGTCGATTTCAGCAGTGATTTCTTGTGCTAGAGCAGCCATAATTTCTGCTTCGATGTCAATGCCTTGTTGAGCTTGTGCATCTTGAGCAGCCTCAAATGTCCAGCGAGCTGACAACTTACGTGTCTTAGCTTCAACTGTCTGCTTGAGAATCTGAATGCTCATACGCTTACCTGCAACACCTTCTAGGCTAGCAGTAGCGGCTGCTGTTACGGCTGCTCCGTTATTAGCGGAATAACCTTCAGCAATTTTGAATGGGCTTAGAGCCTCTTCACCAGCAGTAGCACCATATGTACCACTTAGAGTGTCGCTGTAACGAACTCTTAGAGTATGGATTTGACCAACTGGGCCAGTCATTGGTTGTACACCAACCAACTCGTTAGCGATAACGGTTGGCATAACACGACGGATTACTGGAAGAATCACGCGGTTTAAAGTTGCGACGTTGCCGGCAGAAGTAGCACCTGTAGTTGCGCTCTCAGCTAGATACTTGCGAGTATTCTCAAGTGTAGCTGACATAACAGATTTCTTGGTGCCTTGTAGGCCTTCTAATAGGGCCTCTTTGGTCTCTGCCCAACGGCTTGTTAGTAGTTCTGACATTTATTTTCTCCTAAATTAATGTTTTAAACCAGCAAGACGTCTAATGTCGAAAATGTTTCCGTCTTGGCTGCTACTTACGCTGTTGGTTTCTTTGTTGCCTGTAACTTCTTTTGCCTCTACTAGTGCCTTCTTCTTCTGTGGAGCTTCGCCAGCAATTACCGCTGGTAGGTACTTGTCAAAACTACTGCGTAGTTTTGTCGTTTGTACACTTTCAAGTAGTTCTGACATAATTGCTTTTTGACTTGCATTTAATGGTGCAGTCAATTCAGTCATAATTTCTTGACGTTGCTTGCTCTCTGCGAGAGCTTTAATTTCTGCTTCTTTGCTTTCTAAGATTTTCTGTGCATCTGCTACAGCGTGTTTAGCTTCTGCAACTTCCAAATCTTTCTTGTCTATGACCTTGAGCAATTTAGCTGTTTCTGATTTCTCATTTAAATAGCTTGATTGATACTCGCTTGAGAATGCTTCAAACAATCTGCGACCGAAGTCGTTTCTACGTGCAGTTTCGATGTCCTCTTTTAGTTGTCCAATCTCTTTTGTTAGAGTTTGTTCAACTGTAGATTCTACCAATTTTGCCGCACGTTGAATGAATTGTTCTTTCATTCTTGCAAGTGCCTCCTTGCCTTCACGGACTAGGCGTACCTTAGTCTCAGCAAGATCTTGCTTATCTGTATGGAACTCTGCGATTTCTTGAGCTAGAGCTTCTACTACAAACTGTTCAAGTTTACCAAACTTGTCAGCCATTTGAATCTGATCTTCGTGTAATTCTCTAACTTCAGATGCTAATTGACGAGCTACAAACTCTTTCATTAGCTCAGAGTGTTTCTGCATGTTAACTGCATACTTGGCTCTTTCTTCAGCTAGTTTATTACGATCTTCTACAAATTGAGCAATTTCCTCTTGTAATTGATCACTAACCATGCGATCAATTGCTTCAACCATGACTTGTTTGTCATGTTCGTAGCGTTGAGCAAATTCTTCACGTAGCTCTTGAGTTACTTGATTGCGATTCTCGACGATGCGAGCTTCCCAAGCAGACTCAATAGACTCTTTGATCTCTTCAGAAATCACGTTGTTTTCAAACAGAGTTTTTAGTGCATCCAACATGTGATTCTCCTTTTGTTATCGGAGCTTGCTTATTATTCCTAATAAGCTCTCTTTGAGATATTGTTGTGCTTTAGGATCACCTTTGACCTCTTGCGCTATGCGTAAGGCACTATAACCACCTCGATTATTCATCAAGTGTTCATAGATTGGTGTAGGATATGCTCCCGGAGCACTAGGTTGAGCTACCACATCCACTGTGATAATCTCAAAATCTGACACTTCTCCGGAACCGTCCTCTCGAACGTTTCCGGATCCGCGCGAACTAACACCTAACTTAACTCCTGACTCCAACATGGTTTTAACTAACTGTCCCATAGGTGTTGGAAGGATTTTAAGTTTACCGTAACCGTTAGGGCCATCCATCCACATTTCTGTGATCATATGACTTACACGGTCAAGGTTGATTCTTAGATCATCGGGATGATCAACTTCGCCTAGCACTGAGTAACCACCAGTAATTTGGTCGTTTAGAGTCTTGACAGCCCTGCCAATTTCTTGTACAGGATAAACTCGCTGATTTTGATTCCTAACGCCACCCTGAATGCAAATGCCCTTCATATAAAGGTTTTTGCCGTCATGGCCGTCGGATTCAACGACCATTTTTGCTTGATCGAAACTCAGGTTTTCACGAAGATAATTCATCTATCGATCCTATTATTTTCCGCCAACAAGTGACTTCTTGTTGTCAGCGGATTCGCCTGCGCCTTTCTTCTCTGCGCCGTGTCCTGGCTCTTTCTTTGAGAAAGCATTGCCAGCTTTACCGCCTGGAACATTAATGTTTCCTGCGTTATCTTCTTTTGGACTTGGATTTAGTAGGCCGCCTTTTGTACCTTCACCTTTAGCTTCACCACCACGAGCGATATTAGCAGTTGTACCGCCCATATCGTTCTTACCAGCTACTGCGCTCTTTGTGTTAGCACCGTTGTCGCCACCTTTTGGAGTAGCTACTTTTTCTACGTACTCACGCACAAAGTTAGGATCTAGGCTATCTTCCATTTCTTCTTCGCCGCCAAAGTCCATGTCACTGTGTTCTTCTTCGCCTTGCTCGTCGGCCATTAATGCTTCAAATTCAGCACGTAGGTCGTCAAGTGCGTCTTCTAGGTCAACAACGCGGTCTTCTAGATCTTCACCGCCTTCTTCACCTTCGTCTTCACCGTCTTCTGCATCAACGTCGTCGATGAAATCATCAGTAGCATCACCACCGATATCACCTTCTTCGTCGTCAGCTTCGGCAAAGCCAAAATTCTCTTCTACTTTTTCGTCTTCTTCTTTATCTTCGTCTTTGGCTTCTTCTAGATCGTCTTCGTCTTCGTCTTTAACTTCTTCTAGATCTTCAAAGTCTTCGGAAAGAATATCTTCGTAGATTT